AGCCGCGGCGTGCATTGGGGGGCTGGTGGGCGGGGTTTTCTTGCCGCGACCCCGCCCGCCTGCCGCCCAATAATTATATGTCTTCAATTCAGGGTTGAATCTGATTCGGTGACTGATATACTCCCCCTTGATCCTTGCCCTCCCCCCTCCGGCTGTTCCGAGACTGACCTCTCCTCGGTTCAGCCGGAATCTTTTTGGAATACCCTTGCGTCTCGTTCGTTGGTGTGTTATCACACCAGCACATCCGTCCTTGGACAGCACCCCGGAGAGGTCATACTCAGGGGAAAGTGGAGACAAGGACGTTCATGCGGCGATTAGAAGGGATGCCTGAAATCCCCCGGCAGGACGTATCACGGCTTGTAGGCCCGAGGTGCGTCTAAAAAAATCGCCCCCCTTGGAGGAGCGATGGGTTTTTTGGACGTAATCATTCGAGACTGGGGTAACAAGTCGTACACCCCTCAGTTCAAGACTCGTGTCGAGAAGGCTCGTCAGAACTGGGTTACCCAGAAGTCGAGACCCCTGACCGCTATGGCGGACAGGGGATCTCTAACTGGGTCAGAACTGGCAAGTCAGATGTTGGCTTTGGAAAGCCTTTCTCACCGGATGGTGAAGAGGGCTTTGAGACGACGCACTCAAGCCGACCCCCTAAAGGGGGGCGGCGTTGTGCGTCTCCCAAGAAAGACCGACGACAGCCAATAACTTGACGCTTATGACGTTAGGGCTTAGGATCGGCTTGCGAACTAGCCCGGGATTCTGCGCATGTACCCCGCCTTCAGGAAAGCCCGAATTGAATGGTTTGACGCTCTGAAGGAGCGTGACTCCACGATGTTCTACGCTTGGAGGAAGCGGTGCATCGAGGTTGACAAGGAACAGCACGCCCTTCCTCCGAAGGAACGAATGTCGATCCAGCAGAGGGCGGACTTGGTAGACAAGGATTTCGGGATCCGTGACGACGCTGACTTCTGGAAGCGTCTTGAGGTTCTGAAGTCTGAGCAGAGTAAGAAGCGGAACAAGACGATCGCCAAGCGGATTGCGGATCGTGACAAGCCGGTGCAGGCTAAAGAGCCTGACAAGGACTCCGAGGTTGGATTGGTCTCCGTACCTCTGGGTGAGAACCCCCCGGGGGAAGAACTACCTTCCTCCGGGGGTATCGGCCCTGTCGGGAATCCCCGTGACATTCTCTGGGCAGTGGAGTATCTCGGGGACGACTCGGTGAACAAAGGTGACTCTCCCTCCGGCACAGCGTGGACTCTGCTCTGCGCCGGGCGGAAGTCACCGGACAGTCTTCTCCGTATTTACCAGCAGGTCTGTGTTCCGAACAAGAAGGAACTTGAGGACGCTGCCGACGAGGCCGATGCGTTTGATCATCTGGACGACGTTCTCCGCCGTGTCATAGAGATCGCGGAGGGGGCGGTTGCCTGAACTCCGCCATATTCCGCCAACTGACCCGGCGGCTAACGCAAAGTATCGTCGGGCACTGTTGGCTGAGGCTAAGGGTGACACGAAGTTTCAGTCGTGTCTGAAAGAATTGTGTAGGAACGACGTTTCGTTCTGGGTCAGTACGTTTGCCATGACGTACGATCCTCGACTCAAGTGTCCTGTAACGCCGTTTGCGTTGTATGAATTCCAGAAGATGGCATGCCAGAAAATCGAGGAGGCGGTAAATGACGGAGAAGACATCTGTATCGCGAAGAGCCGTGACGTGGGTGCATCATGGCTATGCCTTGCTGCTCTACTTCACCGCTGGTTGTTTCGGCCAGATCAGGCGATTCTGCTCGTATCTCGAAACGAGTCTTACGTCGATGGCAGAGGGAATCCGAAATCGCTCTTCTGGAAGTTAGACGCGATCCTCGGGCATCTTCCGGTCTGGATGCTGCCCCGATTCGATCGGAAGAAACTGAGCCTGAAGAACTTTGACAACGGAAGCATCATTGATGGCGAGTCCACGACTGGTGATGTTGCTCGCGGTGATAGGCGGTCATGTGTTCTTCTTGATGAGTTCGCGGCTTTCGCCGCGGGTGATGATTACCGAGCCCTCTCGTCCACGCGGGACGTTACGCCGTCGAGAATATTTCTTTCGACGCCAGCGGGGGCCTCGAATGCGTTCGCCACGGTCGCGAAGAACCCCGCCGTTCGGCAAGTGAGACTGCACTGGGCTGAACACCCGATCAAGGGCAAGGACAAGTACATCGATCACAAGGGTCGAACCAGATCCCCTTGGTATGACAAGGAGGTCACTCGGTGTTCTTCTCCGATCGAAGCGGCCCAAGAACTCGATATCGACTTCGCCGGTTCGGCTGGTGCGTTCTTTGATCACGAGAAACTGGATCAGGTCGCCCGGAAGCACGTTCGGCCTCCCACGATGAAGGGGGAATTGGATCACGATGACCTCAAGTCCCCCGCGTTCAACAAAGACATGAACGGGAAACTGATGCTCTGGTTCACCCCGGACACTTCCGGGGGGACTCCTCGGGATCGCCGGTACTACATTGGCATCGACATCGCGGCGGGCACGGGTGCTTCGAATTCCTGTCTCTCGGTCGTAGAATCAAAGACTTACGAGAAGGTCGCAGAGTTCGCATCGCCCGATCTTCGGCCAGACAAGTTGGCGAAGTATGCCGTCGGTCTCGCGAACTGGTTCAAGGGTGACAATGGGCAGGCTGCCCAGTTGGTGTGGGAAGCCCATGGTCCGGGCCGGATCTTCGGCGATGCAGTGCTTGAGTACGGCCACCGTGAAATCTGGTATCGACGAACAGAGAATACCGTTGACAGATCCCCGACTCGACTGATGGGTTGGATTCCCACCCGTGACAGTAAGCAGGCCCTTCTTGGTCGGTATCGCAAGATGCTGTTCAACGAGGAGTTCATCAATCATTCTCGCGAAGCCATCGATGAATGCCGCGAGTTCGTGTACGACTCTTCCGGTGGGATTGAACACTCCTTGTCCATCAATGCTCAGGACAAGAGCGGTGCCCGTTCCAACCATGGCGATCGTGTGATCGCTGACGCTCTGGCTTGCCTCGCGTTGGGTGGCAACAGAGCGATTATGATTCCAAAGACCCAAATCCTCCCCGGTTCGATTGCTTGGCGTAGGAGGGAAGATTCAAGGCGTCGGCTTGCAGAGAGGAATGTTCGATGGAAATGAACGAAGACTTCCACCGTCTGAGAACCGCATTCGAGTTCTCCCGTGACAAGATGACCCCGTTCCGGCAACGCCGGTTTCAGGCAATCAAGTCGTATGTTGGCGGAAACTACGGCGATGGTCAGGGGGAAAAGGCCCACCCGGTCAACCTTCTCCAGATGGCGATCGGTATCTATCGACGCAACTTGGCTGCACGGCGACCGACCGCCAAGGTTCGGGCCGTACGCAAGGAACGTCGTGGCACGGCCAAGAAGGCCGAGATGATGCTGAACTACATCTTGAAAGAGATGCGGTTCGAGGAGTCACTGTCAAAGGTCGTCCTTGACGCACTGTTCTCTGTTGGTGTCATGAAGGTTGGTCTGACATCCGGCAAGGCTTCGGAGTTGAACGGGATTCTTCACGACGCCGGGCTTCCCTTCGCCGACTGCATTGACCTCGACGACCTTGTCATTGACATGCGTGCGAAGTCTTGGGAGACCATGCAGTTCATCGGTAACCGATTCACGGTTCCGAAGGAAATGGCACTGGACTCTGGCCTGTACGACTTCGGCCGAGACGGGAAGATGGTCTCTGAGTCCAGAAGTTCGATGTACAACGAGTACGGCGACACCAAGGTTGAGTCCGTGTCACGATCGACCGACTCGCCGTTCGAGGACACCCGGGCCACTCCCGTTCTTGAGATGTGGGAAATCTACCTTCCCTTCGAGGGTCGGGTTCTCACCTTCTGCTGCGACGACCAAGGCGTCCCGATGTTTGAAAGAACCATCCGGGAGGTCGAGTGGGATGGTCCGGAGTACGGCCCGTACCACATCCTTTCGCTCGAAGACGTGCCCGGGCAGATCATGCCCTTCGGCCCGGCCGCTTCGCTTGTCGATCTCAGCGACGCAGCCAACCGAACGATGCGGAAGTTGGTCAGGCAGAACGACCGGGCCAAGACCGTGGGGATCGTTGCAGCAGGAGCCGAGGATGATGGCGAACGGATCATCGCCGCCAGCGACGGGGACATGATCCGGAGCGACAGGCCAGAGGCGACCCGGGAACTGAAGTTCGGTGGTGCCGAGCAGGGCAGTCTTGCCTTCCTCCTGCAACTTCGAGACATGTTCAACTACGTCGGCGGCAACCTCGACACCATCGGTGGCCTGAGTTCCGTTGCGGACACGCTGGGTCAGGAAGAACTGATCAAGCAGTCTTCGAGCCAGAAGGTTCAGGACATGCAGGCCCGCGTGACCAAGTTCACTGGGGATGTTGTCAAGGCTATTGGTCTTTGGGCTTGGTATGACCCGGCTCGAACCTACGAGTTGACAGAGGATCTCGGCGGCACGGGTATCGAAGTTCAGATCCCGCTCAAGCCGAAGGATCGCAAGGAGTCGGAGTTCTTTGATCTTGAGTTTTCGATCCAGCCGAGCAGTCTTCAGGAAACCACTTCGGCTGACCGGGTTCAGACGATGTCGAACCTGATGAACAACATGCTGATGCCCATGGCTCCGAACCTGATGCAGCAGGGGATCCAGATCGATGTGCCTGCCTACATCGCTCACATGGCAAGCCTGACCGGGGTTGAGGAGGTGGCGGACTTGATTACGCCAATGGGTTCTCCTCTTGACCCTCAGAACCTTCTGGGTATGGTCAACACCGAGCCTCAGGGCGGTAAGTCTCCCGTGACAAAGCGTGAGTATGTCAGGCGAAACGTGCCGACTGGCGGAACCCGGGCGTTCCGGGACAACGCTATGAGCCAGATGCTGATGGGTGCCAACCCGAGCCCGGGTGCAGAGGCACTTGACCAGCCCCAGCAAGGACCACTTGGCTGATGCCCCAGTACCACTACAAGAACAAGAAGACCGGCGAAACCACAAGTATGGTCATGACCATCAGTAAAATGATGGAACGTCAGGGTGACACTGATGACATCGTGATCGACGGAGAATCGTGGACCCGGGACTATGGTGCCGAGGGGAAGACCCGTGTGTCAACGGCCAAGGGCTGGCCTATGTATAGTGACGGGCTGGGAACCCACCCGGATATGGTCAAACAGACTCAGGAAGACCTGAGGGCCAAGGGGTGCGGGCATGTCGAGTTCACTTCCGACGGCAGGATGAAACTAGAAAACAATGCCCAGCGTCGCAAGATCCTCAAGGCTACTGGCCGAGCAGACGGGAATGGATATGACTGACTCAGAAACAGAACGAAATGAAACGCCTCGTCCTACGTTCAATCATCGGGATCCTTACGAGGCCCCGCTGATGGACGAGACTCCGACCGAGTCCGAGGCTCCTCCTGAAGAAACCAAGCCAGAGCCAGAAACTCCGGTGGCACCAGATTCCTCAACCGACGAGGGCGATGAACTCCCGCCCGCCAATCCGGTTGAGATGAAAGAGGCTTTGTCGGAATACATCGACGAAGAACTCGCCACCAGCGTCAAGGCACTGGTTGAGAAGGTGGCAGGGCTTGAGACGCAACTCCAGCAGGAGCGTGTCAAGACCGAGAAGGCCACCGTGGCGGCGAAGACCGCTGACAAGTTTGCCTCTGTCTGGGAATCAGAGAGTGGCAAGTACGGGGATGTCCTGAAGGCCGATGACGCCCAGTCACGAATCACGGATGCGATTGACACGATCCGGGTTGGTTACGAGGCAAAGGGCAAGGATGTCCCAGATGACACCGCACTCTTCGAGAAGGCGGTGTCAATGGAGTTCGGAGCCTCGATGGTCGAGGCCCGTGAACAACAAATTCTCGACCGTGTCCAGAGTCGCCAGAATCAATTCGTCAGCCGTGCCCAAACGACTGGCAAGTCCGCAATCAACGAACGTCCCGAAGATCGGGCCGCCCGTGCAGTTGCAAGGATGATGGCAGACCGCGGAATCAGTCGATAGCAAGGGAGGTAGACAGCCATGTCTATCAATGCTTCTGATCTCGGTGACCTGATCACCACGACCCAGAAGGAACTCGGTGAACTCAAGTACACCGATCTTTCCACCGACCTTCAGTACCACGTCGCCCTGAGCAAGTTGTTTCAGGAGTCGTCGGTTTCGTACGAGGCTGGCCCCTCGATCCAGTGGAACCTGATGACGGACAACAGCGGTGCTGCCAAGCAGACCGGCCTGTTCGCCGTCGATGATCTCAACATCGGTGACGTGATGTCCACCGCTGAGATCGGCTGGAAGCACACCACTGTCAACTACGCCATCGAGCGTCGCGAAATCGCGTTCAACCGCGATCCCCGTCGCATCGTTGACCTCGTCAAGGTTCGTCGCAACGACGCGATGATCTCGCTGACCGAGCATCTCGAAACGCAGTTCTGGGGCAAGCCCGCCAACGATGCCTCTCAGGACATGAACGGCGTTGACTACTGGATCTCGAACAACGCTGGTGCTGCCGCTGGCACCGGTGGTACTGGTTCGTTCGGCGGTGGTGTCCCGTCCGGGTTCACCACGGTCGCGGGAATCAACCCGACCGACGTTCCGCGATGGCAGAACTGGCTCGGGTTCTTCCCGAACGCCGACATCGCCGACCCGGCCGGTGCCCTTGACAGTAGCAACACTGCTGTCGCCGCCCAGCCTGACATTCTGAAGGCTATGAAGGAAGCGTACGTCAAGTGCAACTTCAAGCCGATCCCGAACGCTTCGTACCCGTCGTACAACCCGACTCCTGAGAAGTGGGGCATCTACTGCGGATACAGCACGCTCGCCGCGCTCGAAGTCATGCAGGACCGGCTGAACGACAAGATCGTTTCCCGGGATGTGGCTACGGACGCGAACGGCACGACTTCTTTCCGTGGCGTTCCGATCATGTACGTTCCCAAGTTGGACAGCAGTTCGCTCGACACCCCGATCTACATGATCCAGTGGGGCTCGTTCCGCAGCGTCCTTCTCTCGGGCGAGTACATGAAGGAAACCGGTCCGGACACCGCTCCGAACCAGCACACCGTGTTTACGACTCACATCGATCTCACGATGAACCTTCAGTGCGTCGATCGTCGTCGCAACGCTCTGCTCATCGGCGGCGGTTCCTGATTCATCTGACTTCAAACAAGGAGGTATGACATCATGTCTACCATTGTTACTCTCAACCGAGGCGCACAGGGGCCTCCGACCCTCGCCGACACCGACAAGGTGGTCATCTTCGAGGACTTCAACGGTGTTGCTCAGTCCACCTTCACTTCTTCTCAATTTGTCATTGCAGGTGGAGTGATGACGAACTCTGATGGCAGCACCGCATCGACGCTCCTCGGATCGATGATCACTCCTGAGTTCGCGGACAAGGTCGAGATTTCGTTCCTTTTCCGGGCGAAGTTGACCGCTCACAATTCGGACACCGAGTTCGACTGTGGATACGCGGATGCTGCTGGAACGGCGGCGTCGGCGAGCCACACGTTCGCGATCGCTCTGAACTGCGGATCAGAACCCAAGTTGGATGTCGTCACTTGCTATCTCGATGACAACGACGGCGACCGAAGCGAAAAGGCCGTCACCCTTTCAGAGGTGGCTGGTCTCGAAAACTGGGATCCGGCGCAGTACTTCATGTTCGGCGGCACGCTGAAGCGGAACGGCGACCAGTACGTCGCCAAGTACTACGTTGACGGCGTTCTGATCGCGAAGATCGTCGATAGTGTTCCGAGTTCGCTCACCGGCACCTTCGATGCCCAGCGGATGGGGCTATTCGCGACACAGGCGGCCGGAACTGGCCTTGCGTCGATCGATTACGCCTACGGCGAACTTCCGCGGGCCTGATCCTGTTTGGCCACTCCGGGTTCTCGGTCCCCCTTCGGGGGGACCGGGCACCCGTTTTCATAGGGGGTCGGTATGGCTCTGCCGCAGTACACGATCGAGTTTCATCAGGGCGAGACGTATGTTTTGTCCATCACATACAAAGACAGCACTGGCTGCGCGGTGGACCTCAGCAGTGGGTACACGGCCCAGATCGATGGTCGTGCGTCTTCAGCCCTGAAGTGGAGGGCGAGTACGGAGGTTCACAGCCCGGTGGTTGGCACCATCGTCTTGTCAAAGGGTTCTCCGAACATCAAGGTGACACTGGCGGATACATACACTGCCTCTCTTGATCTTGGTTCCGGTGTCTGGGACTTGCTTCTTGAGAACTCCACGCCCACCCCTGACACCTCTGAGTATTTGCTTGGCGGAACATACACGATCTCAGATCCCGTAACCCCGGATGTCACGACATGAGCCAGAACCTTGCAGTGATCAAAGAGATCGAACGCCGTGTCATCGAGGTTATTTCTCCCGGACCACAGGGGCCTGCGGGTTCTGGAAGTTCTGGGGTTTCAAAAATCATTGCTGGAACGAACGTCTCGATCAGTCCTACTGGCGGGACTGGCGATGTCACCATCAACTCGTCTGGGAGCGGCAGCGGTACGGTGACCAGCGTCTCGGGCGGGACCGCTCTGACGGTTACCGGCAATGCCAACGTCTCCCCGACCATCAACCACGATGCTTTCGGCACGGCTTCCTCATACGCTCACCCCGCTTCGATTACCACGAACGCGACAGGGCATATCATTGCCGCTACCCCGGGATCACTGCCCCTTCTCCCCGCCAACAACCTCAGCGAAGTTGATGCGGCATCGGCGAGGTCGAACCTTGGTGTCCCCGCGACCAACCACAGCCACTCTGCGGGGAACATTATCTCGGGCATTTTGGATGTAGCCCGAGTTCCTGATCTTGCCGCCTCGAAGATCAACTCTGGTGTATTGGACGCGGCGAGAATCCCGACGTTGACAACCGGGAGTATCTCAGGTCTCGGCAGTTCCGCGACTCTCGACGTTCCGTCATCTGGCAATGCGTTGTCGGGCGAAGTTGTCAAGGGCAACGACTCCCGACTGACCGACGCGCGTACGCCAGTCTCTCACTCCGCAACACTCGTTACCAGCGGCACGCTCGGCGTCGATCGGATCCCGTCACTATCGACGGACAAGTTGACCAGCGGTACGCTCGCCGTGGCGAGAGGTGGCACGGGATCAGCAACTGCCCCGATGGTTGGCGTCATCACGGCGGCGAACGCGGCGGCGGCGAGGGCGACGCTTGGCGTCACGAACACCGGCTCGTATACCGGGCAGATCGAAACGGCCATTGACAACAAGACCTACACGATCGACCCGCGCGTCGTTGTAGGCCGAACGATTACCTCGTTCTACGCTCGAAGCGGCGCAGGAACCTGCACGGCGACGCTGAAGAACGACACTGCGACGGTAGGGGTCGTTTCTGTGACGACCAACAGCACGACTGCGGTCATCAGTAACGCAAGCGTTTCAGACGGCGACCCGATCACGTTGGTGATCTCTACGAATCAATCTGCGACCGACGTAGTGTTTAGCGTGGAGTTCACCCAATGAGCCCGCGATGGTTGTTTTTTCCTACTGCGGCTTCTGGTGGTTCCGACTGGTCGGATTACATGAGCGCGAACAGCGGTATCGGATATTGGATTGTTCCAGACGGAACCGCATCGACCGGCCCTATCAGCGGACCTACGGGTGGCGATTCCTCTACAAATTGGACGCAAACTAGATATGCCGGTAAAGCCGAAGGAACTACTGCGGGCGGCGTATCGATTTCTGGCGTCGCTAACGAATGGAAAAGAGGCCCGCAAGGCGGTCACAATCAATACTCAAATTCATATAACTACCTTGCAATCGGTTGGGAAACGGCAGGTCTTACTTCGCAATATGGGCAAGCAAATACCGCTGGATGGATTATTGCGGGACGCGAGGCAACGGCTGGTGGTTTGCAATCGGGCCGTCAAACTTTCATCCCAATCGAAGGGACTAACGGGATGACGCAAACGACTTACGCGGGTGGATCCCCTACATGGAATATCAGCGGATACGGGGATCACATCGTTTTTTTCTTTAACAATTACACTTCCGGCGACGTTCAGAATTGGACGACGTGGGACGGAACAACGACGCCATGAACACAATCCACCAATTCGCATCGATCACCAAGAACCTCAGCGGGACCAGCGCGAGTCTTAACGATCTCGCGCACCTCTACAAAGAGTCTGCCCCGCGTACCGCACTCGACGAAGCGCACATCGATCTGCTCATCACGCAGGCGAACCAAATGATTCAGGCCGCCGAGGCGCTGAAGGCGATTGCGTACGACCCGACGCCGGATCCGGACGCGCCATGATTGCACTCCTTCTCTCAACCGTTGTGGCTGCACAGGACGCCGAGCCGTGCAGCCCTCGGATGCTGCCGATGACCACGACTCGTCTCCCGTTTGTCGATTCGGAAGGCAACGAGACGGACGCGATCGAAGTGAACTCGCAGGCAAGCACCGACACGCGAGCGTTGATGGTGACGTACGTTCGCCCTGCTGTTACGGAGGTCGGTTGGCTCACTGTCGAAGGAACTGCTCAGGTGCAGAACATGAGCGGATCCGAGAAGAACGTGAAGTACCGGATGTCGACGCGAGTGGATGAAGGCTTCGTGCCGATCTTCGAGCAGGGTTCCGATCTCTGCTGGGACGCGGAGAAGAGTCGAATCATTTCCGATTACACATTCACGGTTCCGGGGAACGACACTGTCACCGAGGCCATTAACTGGGTTTGCACGATTCGCCGTGCTGACCAGATCGCTGACATCAACGCTGATGGCGTGGTCAACGCTCAGGATCAGGGTCTTCTGCTGGCTGACTTTGGTAGTGATCAGACCCGATCAGACTTGAACTACGACGGTATCGTTGACGGCAAGGATCTGGGGATCCTGTTCGGTCAGTGGTCCGATACTTACGAACCGGGAGCCGACTGATGGAACCGAGTACCTTCCTTCCGATGATCGAGAACAACGTGACCCCCCTGATTGTCTGGGTGTTGGTCTACTTCACGATGGTTCGCGGTATCCGTCGCGATCTTCAAGAGATTAAAGAAAAGATCAACAACAACGGTTGACGACTGGCTGGGTCACGGTATGATGATTACCAATGACCACCCACGATCGCAACCCTGAAATGGACTACTACGCGAACTCGGCTCTCAGCCACTCGCGTCTGAAGGAGATCCGGAAGTCGCCCGGGCACTTCCGGTGGTCCCTTGACCACGAGACTCCCTCGACCGACGCGATGAATCTCGGCAGCCTCGTTCACGCGATGGTCCTCGAACCGCACACGGTCGAGGGCCGTTTCGTTGAGATGCCGAAGTTCGATCGCCGGACCAAGCAGGGCAAGGCAGATCACACTGAGTGGTTGAACGACCACCCCGCGAGTATTCCTCTTCCGCCTTCGGAGTGGAAGACCGCGACCGCGATGGCCGCTGCCGTCGCTTCGCACCCAGACGCCGCCGCGATGATTGAGTGTGTTGCTGCCCATGGCACCGCGGAAGCAGAGTATTTCTGGGAGGACGGCCGGGGGATCGACCGCAAGGCCAAGGTTGATGGGCTCTGCATCTCCAAGGATGAAACGATTCTTGTTGATCTGAAAACCACGATCGACGCTTCCCCCGATTCATTCCGCCGATCGATCTTCAAGTATTCCTACGCCACGCAGATGGCGTACTACCGCGAGGCGGTCGCGTCCGAGGGCAAGTACAGCCCCCGAACCGCGATCATCATCGCGGTTGGTAAGACGCCGCCGTACGCTGTTGGCCTGTACAGGTTCTCGGAAGAGACCCTTGCGAAGGCTGACATGGTCGTCGATCGGTGGCTCGAAACGTATCTTCAATGCACACAATCTGGCAAGTGGCCCTCGTATTGGGACATTCAGGACGTTGATATGCCAGATTGGTTTCTCACCTCGAACGGAGTAGACCAATGAAAGAACTTCAGAGTGCCCTGCTCGCCGCCCAGAAAGCGGTGAGTAACGTGGGCAAGGATGCGAAGAACTCCTTCGCGAACTACGACTACGTTTCCGCGGAAGCGATGATCATCGCGTGCCGCAAGGCCCTTCATAAGTCGGGGCTTTCGTTTTCCCGGACATGCTGGGATCTGAAGGGGACCGACTTCGGGATGACAGTGGTTTCGAAGTACGTCCTGACTCATGCTGAGTCGGGGCACACGATCGAGATGATGAACGAGATGATCGTTCCCCCGAACCAGAAGCAACTTGACAAGGCGGTTCTCGCTGCACTCACGACGGGTTTGAACTACACCCTCCGTGACATGCTGATGATCCCGCGGTGCGAGAACGATCAGCCCGAAGTCGATTCGATGCCGACACCGAAGGCGAGCCCCCGGCCAGCCCCGAAGCCGAAGCCTGTGATTGACCCCGCGGGTACAGACAAGGGGTTGGTCGGTGCCCTTGCTATGGTGTTCGGAATGAAGGACAACGCGGCTGAGTACGAGTTGGCACTTCTGGGCCACGCGGCCAAGAAGTACAGCAAGGAGTTCAAGTCTGCTGACGAACTCCCGAACGAGTACATCAAGCAAGTGCTTGATGCTCACAACGTGAAGTACCGGGAAGCGAAGCCCGGCGAGACTGAAGACATCTTCGGAGGTAATGACTGATGGCATACGAGCAGAAGGACAACAGCGGTAGCCTTTTTCGTGAGGCTGAGAAGAAGAGCGAGCGTTCCCCCGATTACACGGGGAAGGCGATGATCGACGGTAAGATGAAGCGGATCGCGGGCTGGATCAAGCAAACCAAGTCCGGTGGCAACTTCCTCTCACTCGCGATCTCGGATCCCCAGCCCCCCCGTGAACAGGCTCCTGCGGCACCGCAGAACACTGTTGACGACATCCCGTTCTGAAAAGGAGTTAGCCATGACATCGAAGTCGAACTGGCTTTCAATCACCGAGTTCGCCGACCGCTTGTGCCTGTCAAGGCACACGGTCGAGGGACTCGTGAAGACCGGCGGCCTCAAGGTCTTCAACATTTCCCCGGGAAAAGAGCGTCCAACCTACAGGCTCCCAGAGTCTGAACTGGACAAGGCCCTGTCTCTGATGACGACAAGCCTTGGTTCCGAAGGGGGCTGCGATGGCGAGGCCGCAGTACGAGACGCAGTCTGACCGGGACAACGAACTCCGGGCCATACCCATGATTGAGTCCGCTCTTCATGGGGTGGCCCGGAAACTCCCGGACAACCACTTCGCTGACTTCGTTGTAATTGACGCCACGGCTCGGGTGGTGGCGTACGTCGAGTTCAAGTGTCGAAGTTTTCGGTGGGGTGATTACCCCACTGTCATGCTGTCGGTGTCCAAGTTCTCGAAGTTGGTTGCGACTAGAGACGTAAGAGTCAGATCGTTTTTCGTTGTCCAAGATTCGTCCGGTGAGATAAAGGCGGTTGACCTTCAAAGGGCCGACCTTGACTACCGGGTTGAGTACGGGGGAAGGACATCGAAAACTCGTGACAGGCGTGACGTTGAGCCTGTTGTTCATATAAAAACGGAACAATTCAGGACCATAGGACATGTCAGACAAAGAGAGGCTGATACCGGAGAGGGCGACACCTAGACAGTGGGCGAGGGCGGCGACCAAGGTTGTGGGAGGCAACCTGTCGGAGTATGGAAAAACTAATGAAGGGGTCCACCTTCGCAGGGTTTGGGTGGGAATCGTAAAAGAGAACTGCCCCGAAGTGACTTATCTTCACGTTGTCAAACTCGGCAACCTAGATGTTGCACACAGCACGATCCACCAGTTGTTCAGTAAGTGGCAAGAGTTTCCGTGGAGAGTCCGCCATGGCTGGCTGATGATGGCCGATGCGGCGATTCGTTCCCGGTCCGACTGGACCCCGGCTTGCTGGCATCAGGAACTCCATGAGTTAGCACTGATGTCATTGGAGTCCGAAGTAAAGATCACTCCTTGGCATCAGCCCGTTGCGAGATTCCGCCGTCCGATTATCGCTGGAGGCGGCCATGGAAGCATCACATGAGACCAACTGGGACATGCTCAAGGGTTTGTTTCCGAAGTGGGATCCTAATCACCACGAGTCTCGTTTGTTCCGACGAGCCTTTGGATCTCGCAGGGCAGACTTGATGCAAACGGCGATCGAGGATTTCCGGACGTACTTCAAGTATGCCCAACCAAACCTCGGTGGGATTCTCAAGGAGTACAGCCGGATCCACGGTGATTTGACACGGGCGAACTCGTCGAGACCGGCGGCCGCCGACTTCGATGAAGAAGCAGACGCCGAGGAGGTTCGGAAATCGAGAGCCAGAATTATGCTCGATCTGGAGATGATGGATGACGAGTCGATGGGATCTGTAAAATCGGCGATGTCTGCTCAGGAGGTGTTATCGGGTATGATTGGCAGGACTAGAGGGCCAGTTCAAGGATGGACTGACACGGCAAGGGGGCTGGTATGGGCAAAGGCAATAGAGATGGGATTGATCGCTGGGAGTTCGTCGTCAACTCAACCCCCAAGCCCCAGCCAAGACCCCGAATGACCAAGAGGGGTCACACCTACAACCCCAAGAACGCTGATTTCTGGAAGATGCACGTTGGCATGGCCGCCAAGGAGGCCATGAAAAGTGCTCCGACCCCGCTAACTGGTGCCCTGAGAATCGATATTGAGTTCCGGATGCCTCGCCCCAAGAGGCTCAGGAAGGCCGATGTCGACATCCCGCACACCTGTAGGCCCGACACCGATAATCTGGTCAAGTCGACTCTGGACGCCCTTCAGATGGCTTCGGTGGTTGCCGATGACTCGGTCTTTTTCGATCTGAGGGCGGTGAAGTACTACTCCAACCCAGAAGAATCCTCGTACGCCAAGATAGGCATTATTACCGTTCGAAACCCGTTAGAGGACTAGGATGCGTCCAGTCTTGATCATTCTGGTGGCGTCCTTGGCTGCGTCTGGCTGCGGCAAGAAGCGAATACTGTCCGAAGCAGGCGCAATTACGGCCCTTGCCAATGACAGCGGTGATCTGGCAAGGGAGATTTACCAAGAATCGGGTGATCCTCGGGCCTCCCAGATTGCTGACAATCAGGACGAGATTGTGAATCGTGCTCACAAAGTCACGCTTGCGACTGTGGATGTCGAGGACCGGTCTGATGACATATCTGCGTGGTGGGGTGACCTGTTCATGGGCAGCGTCGAAAACGTGAAGTGGCTGGCGATTGCAGCGGGGTTGGCCGTCGTCGCGTTTATCGGGTATCGGGCGAGGGTTTGGACTTTGATCGGGAAGTTCTTGGGCCGGGGGTAAACGTGGTTGTAGTGATATTGGTGTGCTGCTGTCTCAGCCCCGCGGACTTAAACCGCGATGGTGCTGTCAACGGTCTTGACTTGGATATAATGCTGTCGCAGTGGGGAGAAGCCGGTACGGCTGATCTCGATGGCGATGGTGTTGTTTCATCGGGTGACTTGGCAATAATTCTGGAAGAATGGACATGACCTCTCACGTTACCCCTGATTGGAGCAAGATCGCCTCTATGGCACAGACTGTTGCTCTTCTGATTACCGTTGCCGGAGTCTTCATGACCGTCGGCGAGATCAAGTCTCAGATTGGCACGAACAGCGTTTCAATCAGGGAACTTCGGGACGTGTCAGGAGACCTCTTAAAGGCTCAGGTGACAACGACTTCCAACGATGTACAATATCTAGAGATTCTGAATGAACTGCGTCGTAGGGTTGACGCCCTTGAAAGGCAGGCTCGATAATGACAATGCAACTCAGCCTGACAAGAACTGAACTCCGCGAGGAGGTCGGACGCTTTCTCGGGTACGGCAGGGACTATTTCCTGTACAACGTCTCCGAGAAGGACGATGTCAACTCTTGGATCAGACGTGGCTTGCGTCAGTTCTACTCGCCTCCTCCGTTCCCCGGCTCGACGAAGTCTCACGAGTGGAACTTCCTGAAGCCCTCCGCGACCTTGACAACGGCGGCAAACACCGCGAGTTACGAACTTCCTGACACGGTTGGGGGGTTCATCGGTGATCTCGAATATATCACCGAGCAGGGCAAGCCCGGCGTCAAGATCCTGAACCCCCAGAGATTCAACGAGGCGAAGACGACGAACCCGACCCGCAAGGGTCGGCCGTCGTACGCCGCCGCCAAGCCGAACGCCGGTGCCGATGCCTCGCCCGATGTTCCGTTTGGATGGACTCTCGAACTCTGGCCGATTCCCGATGCGGTCTACTCGCTGAAGTACAACTACTCTTCGATTCAGCAGGACGGCTATGACACGGGAACGATCACGGTCACTGCTGACCAGAACTGCACGATCGCGAACGGTGCTTGGCCCAGTTGGGTTACCAAGGGTTCGGTGATCACGATCAACGGCGTTGAGTACAAGGTTGGATCCAGAGACTCGACTCAATCGGTTGTCATCGTTCTTTGCGGTGGCCCGACGGTTGCCGCTGGAACCTCATTCCTTGTCCAGTCCGACGTGCTTCCGGGCGGTGCCCAGCATGCGGAAACGATCCTTGCATCCTGCCTTGCCGTCTGTGAAGCCTACGGAGACACCCCGGCCTCACGGTTCAAGGAACTGTTTGTCGAGCGTCTGGTCGCTTCGATCGCTATCGACTCGCAGGGTGTCACCGCCCAGAACCTCGGCCAGAACATGGACTGGTCTGACGGGCCTCTCTCATTCAACAAGTACAGGTCGGCCAACTTTGACGTGACCGTGTACGGCAATCCTCCGGGGACGATTTCATGAGTCATGTAGTAGCCAAGCCCAAGACTGCGACCGACGGTGTTGTCGAGTTGATTATCCATCCCTTGGCCGCGGATGCCCAAGGGGTTCCTGCGGATCAGTTGTTTCGCGTGTCGGTCGCTTCTGCTTCGCTGGGGTTTTCGGTTCAGGTCGCGGATATCACCGCCGACGATGACACCGAGGCGGTTTACACCCACAACGAGATGACTCGCGGCACGTTTCAGGTTCAGGGCTATGCCCTCGGGTCTGACGACATCGGAATCGCCAACCTCCAGAGTACGAACAACGGAAAACTGACGACCTCCAACAACACGGTGGGGTCGGATCCCGTGCAGCCGTATGACATCCAGTTCAACTGGGCGAATAGTCGGTATATCCGTGGCATGGCAATCATCGAGCAGATCCAAGTCTCGTATTCAAGGTCGAGTGCGTTCGTTGGCGTTTCGATTGCAGGACGATTCACCTCGACTGACTTCAGTCAAGAGGCTGTGGTGGGATGATGCCAAACCCCGAAGACGCATTCGACGACGAGAACGCCCCGCCGATTCCGGATCTTCCGGAAGGCGAGAGGTCGTTTGATCCGAAGTCCGAGGAGGAGCAGAAGGAGTTCGAGGACAAGCAGGAGGAAGCCCTCCGGATCATCCAAGACTCCGGGGGCATGGGCGAGTTGAGGGACAAGAGGAGAGAGGCAGCCCTTGCGAGGGGGATCACCCCTAGCCAGAGCAGCGATGGGGGATCTGACCAGTTGCTCGAAGAGGTCCGTGCAATCCGTTCCGCAATCGAAGCACTCCTGAACTCTTGAGGACCGAACCTTGTCAAGCATCCAAGTAAAAGGTCCGCTGAATGACGGGACCGTTGCCGTCAAGAACCAGAGCGATCTGACTCGATCTCGTATTCAGTTGAAGTATTTGATCGTCGAGGCAGATGCCGCCGAGGCGGCACTCACGCTCGATCAGGCTTTGACATCCGCACTCGCTGCCGCTTCCTCCGACTCTACGGTGACCAAGTACGGCAACGTCGTCCGCCAAGACGCGACTTCGAGAAGGCTTGGACCCAAGAAGGTCGAAGTCACGGTCACCTTCGGTCGATCACCCGCACCTCCGAACCCGTCTTCGTCTGCTGGTATCGCGAGTTTCCAAGCACGGTCCGCTCAGGTCCGCGTGTATCGGCTTCCGTACATTGTCAGCAGCGATGCCGCTGCGATTGACTCGACGAGCGGTCTTCCTAGTGGCGACTTCGCTGATTTCGAGAAGTTGTCTGCGAACGGGTTGCCCCAGAGCGGGATCAACTTGGGCGGCTACCCCTTCGACGTGCCCGAGATCGGCGTGAGTCTTCCGGCCAGATTGTCACAGGCTTCGTTCGATGGCCTGATGTACGACTCCGAGGCTAGTACCGGCAGCGAATACAGTGACGCTACCTTCGGCAAAGTCGGGAAGTACAACGCATCCGAGTTCACTTGGGGTGGAATCAAGTTCGCCGAAAAGACTCTGCGGTTTGACACGGCGGACGCCCAATGGGTTTCTGAGAATGGCGTGTTCGTTTACTACGTCAACTACCAGTTCACATGGAGGCCACGCGGTTTCTACCAGCAGACCCTGATCGCTGGCACGGCGACAAACGGCCCGGGCGGCAGTGACGCCCGGGGATACCAAGTGACCGACGATGTTGAGTTCGCGAGAGACACCGTGGACTTCGCGAGCCAGTTCCCTCTGAGTTGACATGACTGCACCATTCGGCACCAAGTTCAACCCGTTCTCTTCTTCGTTCAGATCGCAACTGAACGAGGTTGGTTCGTACGCAATGGACTGGGGCATGAACGGGGACGACATCAAGAAGCGTGTCGCGGAGAACTTCCCGAACCTTGGCGGTGGGGTGCAGCCGTTCCTTGCTCAGTTGAACGACGCTACCTCCCTGTCAGCCAACCGATGGAAGTACGCTTGGGAGGCGTTTGTCCCGGGGATCGCCGCATCGGCCAAGGGCTCGCCGGGGCAAGGCACGGTGATCTCGGGCCGATTGTCAAGCATGATCAACACCGACCCATATGGGGCTTACGCACTCAACGGTGCTGAAGTGGCAAATGACGCTTCGTCGGCGGAGCAGTCGTACGGTGTTCACACCGGAACCGGCCCGGGCGGCGGAACCGTGACGCTGCTTTCGATCGGCAATCTCGCATCGACGGACGTTGCGGAATCCAAGCGTGCTGTCATCGTTCCCATGTTCCGCATGGTCAGCGAAGACTCGACACGAAGTGCCAAGAACTACTGGTTCTCGGCTGGCAACGAAGTGAAGGTGGTGTGCTGATGAGCCTGCTGTCTTCATCCTGCTGCTGCGGAAAGTGCTTCTTTGGGATCCGTTCTGCTGATCCGTTAGATCCAAACTTTGATGACTTCGTGGCGTGCGCCCACAACACCGTCGAGACGCTTGAGTTGAAAATCCCAAGACCGGCCTACAACTCAGGCGTCTCCGAAGTCGGCATAACACAAGACGGATCTTCAGACGTTTGCCCTTGCGTTGGTATCTATAAATTCAGTGCTTCAGCCGATGCCAGTTCCAACATTGAAGTTGACTACGAACACTTCCACCAGAGAGACCAAGCAGGTCGGGTCTATACATGGTTTTACGAAACGCCTTTAAATGTATATCCGTCCTGCGAAGATGCCTGCTCCGGGTATGACCAGACTTCTCCGGGGCCAAACGATTTCAACTGCTGCGACGACCCGGTTCCATCTAACCAGCAATGCTCTCAAACGCATCGGGTGTTTAGTGCGATAGGGAATATCGAGGCCGCCAGTCGTTTCCAGCAGGACGTTATTACAACCGGGGTGGCTCCCCATTTGTCATCGGAGTTGCATGCCGAGGACTCGGACTTCGGGGAAGACTTTTTCTTCCTGCAAGGGATCTCGAATTCCAGTTCAACCAAACTGTATAAGCACTGGGAATGGAACACGTCTACAAATAGTGTTCAGCAGAAGACAAACCGAACACTTGAGAGGACCATGCTTTGTGTGGTTCACAAAGAAAAGTGGTGGGTTCGTGATTACAACTCTTTGACTTTGCCTGACAATCAAGATGGATCTGCAAGTGACCGCGGCGCAGCGAATAGCCGCACTCCGAAGTATTGGTCGTTCGGATGTTCTGGCGTGCCGTTGTTTTCGTGGGAGATAAGGGAACTGAGCAGCCTCACGACGGCCCAGCAGGACGAGGTGTTCGAAGCCGTCGGCAAGGGTGAGTTCATTCCTGAAAACCTTTGTGACATCTTGGAATCCGACGGGATACTTGAGGTAAAGGATTACGGAAGATCGGACGGTAAAATTGTCAAGAAGACTCTTCGTGCTGCGGCGCATCCATTAGAAGCAGACGTGACACAGTATTTCTTTGCTCGCCCCGGGGGTTGGACCTTTGTTTGCCAAGACTTCGCTGCTTCTCCTGCAACGGCAATTTTGAACTGGCCGCAAATCGCTCGCCAGTCACGTTTCAATCCAAGCGGAGACTCCTTCGGGACCAGTGGGTGTTTTACCGGCGCGCCTATCCCGACCAACGGCGGCGTTGCCTGTAATTCAACCAAGATTGATGGCCCCGTCGGATCAGGGACTTGTGATGTCTGCGGAACTCTTCCGGATGGATGTGATCTGGGCACCGCTTCAGTTTGTGGCGATGTAACCCCAGAGATATGCCTGCAAGACATGATCGTTGGAAATTGCAAGGGCTGCTGGATTCAGTTCACCCAATATCAAACAGGCACCGGAAACGGTGGCCTTGGTTGCGGAGGCAGTTACGATTCTTATCTGTGTCGGGTCGCTCCTGAAGAGACACAGTGCGACTTTGGATCTCTGCCCGACGAGATGAGTCACCGAATACCTGTCCCTGTTTCCAATGTCTCTAGGCAACCGGGATCAACCACTACGCTTTGCTGCGATGGCGATGCTTCTTTTTCCAATAACGGATCCAAGTGCCCAGCCAACACGGTTGATTCGACAGTTCAGTGCGACGATCCAACTGTCTGGGGGCCAAATATCTGATGTCATATATCAACTCAAAGCCAAGGCGACTCACCTGCAAGACGCAACGGCCAGATCCTGAACCCGAGTACCCGATGCGTGGACTCGGCGATCTGGTCGAGAAGGTCACCACGAAGACGGGCATCAAGGCCGTCGTTGACAAGGTCGCGAAAGTCACGGGCAAGGACTGTGGCTGCGGCAAGCGACGAGACAAACTGAACCAACTGGTTCCGTTCAAGAAGGAAGACGGCAATGAGTAATTTCGGAACAGCAGCGGCGGCGAACGTGGCGGGGCCGCTCATTTCGTCTCAGGGCACTGAGGAGCAGAAGTTGAAGGCGAAGGCGGCAGCCGAAGCCGAGCGACTGCGGCAAGAGAACGAGGGTGTCATCGACCAGATGCGAGAGCGTCAGGCCGGGGAACTCGAAGGCACGGCCACATACGGAGACCGCGAGGTTCCTCGGGGTGCCCAGAGTTTCCAAGACCGGAACAAGACACAGCGTGACCTTGAGGTCGAAGAGTCCCAGCGTCGCCGCGAGGGCGAGTCCGCTCTTGACTACATGGAGCGGATGGCTGTCACGAACCCGGACGCGGAACTGCAAGGTCTGGCCGCAAGAGAGCGGGACTACCGTGACACGAACGAATATCTGGAGAGAGAGGCAGCCCTGAAGAGGCTGCTTACTCAGGGTTATGGCAACGGCCCGATTGATCCGGGCACCCAGCGTCTTGCCTCCGAGTTTGTTGATCGGTACTACGACGAGTACCAGCGGATCTTGGCAGAGCGGCGTGGCGAAGCCCCGGCTGGCCGACCGGCCCAGACTCCCGAAGAGCGTACGGCTGCCCTGTCGGGGGCCGCAGGCGAGATGTCCAAGGTGGTCGTCGCCGACTTAGAGAAGAAGATGGGTCGGCCACTCACCGATGAAGAGAAGGCTGACATTGCTGAAATGCAAGAGTTTGGGTTTGACACAGACTCTCAGACCGGGCAGCCCAAGAGCGAAGAAGAGATTTCATGGCTGAAGGATTTGATCCGCAGGAAGTATGCGGGCGACGATAGTCCGCTTGCGAATTACTTTCGCACTCAGGCTGAGAGGCATACCTTCAAAGACTCTGCGCAGACGCGGCGGGACGATCAGGAAACGGCCAGATTCGAGGCTTTCCAGAAGGCGAACCCCGGGGAAGCCCAGAAGTTTATTGACGCGGCCAAGGCGAAGTTGGAAGAAGTAGGAGCGGCTGGCGGGATAGGTAGCGAAGACATTATGGAAGTGACGCGGATCGCTGGGATGCTCCATTCCCAGCAACTCCGCAAGGAGCGTGGCCTTGACAGAGAGAGCCGCGGTGCCCGCCAGTCCGAAGTCGCTCGCTCTCGTGCCATCAGTGCCATCTCTTCTCGGCACGGGGGTGACCCAGAGATGGTTCGTCGGGCCATCAAGAACTTCAACAGCCGGAACCCTGACAATCCGCTCCGGCCCGAAGACTTCGATCTTCCCGCAACCGGCCAGAGCGTCAGAGCCCGCCCCGGCGAAGTGGTCGAGGTAGATGACATCCGGTCGGTCAACCCTCGCGGGGTGTCCAATGGTTCGATCCTGATGGACCCCTCCGGTCCTTACCGTGCGAGGCGTCTTCCCGACGGGGGGGTCAGGTACTCGGCGGCTCTTCAGGACGCCAACTCTGGGTTCTTCTTCCCTGACCCCGATCGGTTCTCCACCCAGTCTGGATTCGACGGAATGATGTCGCGTCAGGACCGAGTCAACATGCGACAGGCGATCATGCAGTCGGGCAACTCTGTCATGGCTCAGGAGCAGCGTCGGCTCGAAGCGGCGAGGGAGGCTGCGTCAAGCAGCATTCCCGAGATCCGCGAGCAGGGGCTCAAGGAAGTCAACGATCTTGAACGGGAACTCCACTACCGATACGCGACGGAGTCGGCCAGCCTGACTTCGCCGGGCGGTGTTGGCCCTCGCGAAGACATTGACATTCCGGCCTCGGGCGGCCGGTCGCAGAGGGCGGAGAAGCCGATCACCTTCGATGATGTCAGAGGTTACATCAGTGAAGTCATGGGCAAGAGAGGCCCGGATCAGAAGCGATTTCAGGCAATGACTCCTGAGGAGCGTGAGGCCGAGGCGTTCCGGATCCTTCAAGAGGGCAGGCAGCCGTACGTCGCTAGTGGCGGAGCGGCACCGCAGCAGGCTGCTCCTGCTGGCGGTTCGCCGCTCGCTGGCCGGGGGCCGTCGGCGGGAATTGCTGGGGTGCGTGAAGGATCGACTCCGGAGGAAGCCCGGGGGCAGATTGCGGAGCAGGACATCGAGCAGTTCATCATCGACTCTTACAAGTCAGGGATTGGCGAAAGTCCCACCGATCAAACAATCGACATGCAGACCGAGAAGATAAAGGATCTCCTGAGAGAGCAGGGCCTTTATACGCCTCAAATCGAAGAGCGGCTGACCATGATTGGGCAGCAGATCAAGTCCACGTTTCATTACTCTGGAATGGGTAGCAACTGATGACCCAGTTTGACAATGGCGACTCTAGGTTCTCCAAGATCGACGAGATTGTTCGGGGTGCCGGAATCTCTGCGGCCCTCGAACAGGACGCCGACTTTCTGTCTGTGCGATCTGAGGGGCCGGGGATGCTCGGTGCCCCCGGACGCTACGTCGAAGAGTCTTTGGTGGGTGCTGCAAAGGCCACTGCTCGGTCCGCAGAGGCTGCAATCACCGAAATCATCCCGACCCAACTGAACGAACTGGCTATTGGCCTCGGCAAGAAGGTTGTCAAGTCGAAGGCTCCTGAACTGCCTGATGACATGGTTGATTCGATACTCGAAGCCGTCTCGGAGGGTGCTGGCCTAAGACGGATGGCCGATTGGGGTCGTGAACGAATCCTTGATCGCGAAGCCGAGACGCCCAGTTACTTCCGCGATTCAGACATTTGGATTAAGCCAGAAGACCTTGCCGGTGTGATCCCCAGTGTTGTGGCCGGTGTGTCAATCATTGCGACCAAGGGTGCCGCCACTCCGGTTGCATTGCCGGTGATGGCTGCGGGCGTTGCCGTTCCCGCCATGCAAGCGGGCGATGCCCTGTACGGCGATTACGCCGAGGTGCTTTCGGAAAACCCAGACCTCGAATACAGCCCCCTAGTTGCGGCAGCACTGGGAACGGTCGTTGCTCTTGAAACCCTCGGAACCAAGATGGTCACCGTGGATCTGCCGACCATGATGGCAAAGAAGGCGTTCCGGAAGGGCTTGTCCGAGGCTGGAAAGGGGGCAGTTAAGAAGGGGCTTGCTAAGAAGATGCTGGCGGAGTTGTCTGCCGCTGGCGTAGATGGAATTGAAGAGATTGCTGAGGAAGAGATGGAGGCATTGGTCACCATCTTGTACGAGCCAGAGTTCACTGAACTGCGGCGATCCATTACCAGCGGGGAACTCAGCGGCACGGACTTCCAGCAGGTCTGGGACTTGATGACCGACATGGATCTCGCGAAGATATTCGCACTCGGGTCCGGGTCTTATGCGGTGACAAGGCCCGCGGCAGCCGGGAAACTGCGACTTGAAAGGCGAGCAGAGCGGCGGGAGGCGGAAAAACAGGTCAGTGCTGCCGAGAAGGAACGGATCGCTCTGGAAGTCACCACCGGTGAGATCGCCCCGGACGGGCCTCGGGCGGACGAGGTTGCTGCCGAGGATGTCACGCCCGGAGATGTCCCGGGTTCTGAGCCCGGCGAGGCGACATTCGCCGACTTTGACAGTGACGAGTTCATGGACCGTCTTGTCGCCGAGGATCCGGAGGCTGTCGAGAGAATCCTTATGACCCCCACCGGCCGACCCCGCAAGGGCGGTCGGAGCAAGGCTGTATGGGAAGGCGTTCTCCCCGCAGGGATAAAAACCAATCAGCCCCAGAGGGAGAAACTGTTCGGCCGTCTCAAAGAGGCGAGGGATCGTGCCCGTGCGGCTGAGATTGCAGGGGATGTTGGCGGAGTGGGGACGACCACCGTCACCGTTGGCGACGCCGAAGTCGTTGTCCCCCCCGTTGAAGATGTGGCGGTCGAAGACACGATTTCCCCCGCCGAAGAAGAACTCGCAGACCTTCGCCGAGAAGAAGAGCAACTGACTCAAGAGTTGATCGAGGCCCAGTCGTTCGATCCCGAAGGGTTTGAAGACAATCTCGAATACATAGAGGCTTCAAGCAGGCTGTACGATGTCCAGCAGGAGATCGAGCAGCGTCAGGAGAAGGCTCTCGACGAGGCTGACCCCGACGCATACGACCCCGAGTGGTCAACCGCGGCTCCTGTCACGCAGAAGAACGTCGATGCAAGCACTCTCGAAGAAGAGCCGGGAACCCAGATGGGCTCGATGCCGGGCGGCATCGCAACACAGGCTTCGACCGGACGCAGGTTCTATGTCAAGCGATACGAGAACCGCGAGCAGGTACGCAACGAAGCCGTCGCGAACCGTCTGTACGCGGCTGGTGGGGTCAACGTGCCGAACACCGGTCTGCTTCGGGAAGGTGACGAAGTGGTCGGGGTTGCGTCTGAGATGGTGCCGGGCCTGACTCAGGGCGTAGCCCCTGACTCGGCAGACGGCCTGATCATGGACGCATGGCTTGCCAACTGGGATGTCGTCGGGCTTGAGAACGACAACCTTCTGGTTGACACCGAAGGCCGCTCGATCCGCATTGATCAGGGCGGTGCTTTGACAACCCGGGCTCAGGGTGCGCCCAAGGGCGAGGCGTTCGGCAACACCGTGGGTGAGATTGAAACTCTGCCCGCGATGAACGAAGCCTTGTCTGGGGCTTCGCCAGCCCAACTCCGCCGAGGCTTCCAGAATCTGGAGGCAATCAGCGAGCAGGACATCAAGCGGATCGTTCAGGAGAACAGCACCGGTGACACGGCGTCCGACAACCGCCTGATCGCCACACTGATCAAGCGTCGGCGAGACCTGCTGTCTCGCCGGGACGAGATCATTGGATCGGCTGACACTGAGTTCTCAACCACTGCCGCTGCGATCGAGATTGATGCGCTCAACGCCTCTCGGCCTGAGACCTTCGCCCCGCTGACTCCGGAGCAGGAGGCGAACCTCACCGATGGCGAGCGGCAGATCGCCGAGAACGCCAGAAAGCGGCTTGGCAAGGAAGTTGTCTTTGTCACACAGACCGCAGGCACCCGCCGCAACGGGTTCATTCTCAACCGAAACTCGAACCGCATCTACCTCGTTGTCTCGTCTGACACCCGAGGGAACGTCGCCAAGGTTGCATCGCGTCGCGGCATATCCGAGCGTGAAGTGCAGGAGGCTTATGAGGCCGTCCTGCTCCAGACCCTGCTCCACGAGAACTACCACCTCCACGAGGGTGTCGATGGTTCGGAGTTGACAGACGAACAGAAGGCTTCGCGTGCTGCGGTTCACTCTGTCCTGAGTCACGCGGCCAACGTCCGGTTCAACAACCGGATCATGGCTCTCGTGGATATGCGTGAATCCGGTGTAATCGACGACGAGACATTCGCCCGCGAGTTGCGTGCCGAGGCTGCTACCGATCTCGTGACCCTTGGTCAGACCGGTGTCGAGGCGATGTTCCTTGACAGGGGCCTGCTCCGTAACTCGATGGCTCGACTTCGTATGCTGGCGAACCGCATCGGCGGTCCGAAGGAAGTGAAGGCGATCTCTCGGATCGTCCGGAACATGTCCCGCGACGGACAGCCGATTGTCACGAGCCCTGAGGTGGTCGGCGAGACGGTGGAGATGTCTACCTCATACCCATCTCCGAGTGAGCGGCCGGGCTACGACCCCGAGGCGGGCTACGCCCCGAACAGCGAAGTCCCAGCCCTTGCCTTCAGGGATGTGACGGCCGCAGATATTCAGGCCGCCCACAAGAAGAACAGCAGGCAGGGATACCTGACCCCGTTCAAGACCAAGGACCTTCAGGCTGCGATTGACAAGGGTGACGCGATCGCCCGCATGTCTCCCGACGGCCACTCCGGCTACGTCCTCAAGAAGACGGGGATCGGATGGGATATCGGCGGCGTGTTCAACAACAAGGGAGGCGTCAGGGGTGCCGGGCGTGCGGCACTGATCGACGGTCTCTCTCTTGGCGGAAATACTTTGGATTGCTTTGACGGCTATCTGCCGCTGTTGTATGGTAACTTCGCGTTTGTTGCCACGCACCGGATGAAGTTCAATCCGGAGTTCGCCCCGCCTGCGTGGAAGATCGAATCCGACGGCGACCCCGATGTCGTCATCATGACCTTCACTGGAGCCACGAATGAAAAGCAAGCCCTCGTCGACCTCGCCGGGTACTACGCCGAAAACCCCGAAGGCAAGCGGAAGCAAGTCGGGGAACTCATCGAAGACTGGCCTAGTGACGCAAGCAGAACTTCGAGCCCATTTGTCCGAGAGGTACGACAAGAAGCAAGTCGCCTTGATGATGCGACAAATGAAATCGTTCGACGGGTTCTGAACCCAGAGTTCTCGACGCCGGGCCGTGAAGTCCTCCGGTCCCACATTCCCTACGTTGACTTCGCGAGGGTGGTAGCCAACCCTACCGCCGAGAGCGTTCTTCAACTGTTCGTTGATTACCGAGCGTTCAGCACCTTCAAGGCTGCCCCCAAGAAGGGCGAGATCACGGCTGATCAGGTTGCCCGGGAGATGGAATCTCTGGGCATGGCCCCCGACGAGGGCATCGCCCAGCACGTCGCCAAGCACTACAAGGAAGCGATCTCGGTTGCACCCTCGTCCACCCTTCGGGGTGACAGCGAGGTCTTTGGCCCGCGTGGTCGGGTCGAGACCGAACTGAGCAACATCTTCAAGGACAACCCGAGCCCCACGGCGGATCAACTGTCTACGGTCAAGGGTGCCCCCATCCCTCGCGATGCGAAGAACGGGGTCGTGGTTGTCATGCACAAGCCTGCTGGCAAGGGTGACCGAGAGAAGATGGCGGCGACCTTTGTTCGCAACGCCGAAGAGTGGCTCAAGGGTTCTGGCACGAACTATGTCGTGACAGACAATGACGCCGAGGTCGAACGCCTGCTGAAGGATCACGACACGGTTGTGGTTTCGAGCCCTTCGGTCACCGCCCTGCACATGAAGCCGACCGTCATTGATCGGCACAAGGCACCCCGGGACTACGCCGAGTTCGTCGGGGCCGCCCGCGAGGCGGTGGCCCTTGGTCATCACAACTGGTATCGAGACTTCGGTAGTGAGTTCGGAGAACTGTTTGGGCGAGAAGCCTTGGTCGAGGCGGCCTTTGTCTTCGGCGTGACATCTGCCCAGTCGCCTGTCGAAGTCAACTTGGCCGACACCCTGTTTGTCATGAAGGCTGTCCGCGAACACCGAAGGCTCGGGAAGCCGTGGAACGTCGAGGCCGTCGCCGCGTCGATCTTCAACGTCAGGCGTCGAACCAAGCACACCAAGACCGGGACCGCCCTGCCATTCGTCAAGGACAACATGGCGAAGTTGATGGCGAGGTTCTATGTCAACGGGCTTGAGGACGCCGAGACTTCGATCAAGACCCGAACCTACTCGGGCAACATCGTGGCCGCTGGGCTCAACAACTTCTACCCGCACAGCGTTCAGGACCGCCACATGGCGGCGATGTTCGGGTTCAACCCGGGGTCGGTTGATCCGATCTCGGGCAAGTTCAAGACGGACAAGTTGCTGAAGGGTGACTATGAGAACCGGTACGCCTCGTACCTGACTCAGCGTCTCACGATGGAGGAGGGGTTGGTCGGGCTCACGCCAAGCCAGACGCAGGCCGCGCTCTGGTTCTACATCAAGTCTGGACGCAGCGTCTACGCGGATGTCGAGGTCAAGGAGAACGCCGGGGCGATCAAGGCATTCGAGGATGCCAACCCCGATGTCACGATGGGCACCCTGTCATCGGCGATGAAGTTTGCCGAGTACGAGGTTTCCGACCTGCTGGCCGAGATCGATCTGGACCCCACGCCCATCGAGGTCGGCAACAACGTGCCCGGGTTCACGATGCACAAGTTCGGATCCACCGACTACTCGGCGGGTAGTGCCGAAGCACGGCGTCTGTCGGAGATCATGGCCGCGGAGGGTGCAAGGGTGACCCTGTCTGGGTATCCCAACATGGAAGCCCCGGGTCTCCTCGTTCCTGCCATGCCGATGCACGACTCGGTGATGGACGAGTTGCACCAGAACATCATCTCTGCTGTCACAGAAACCGATGGGTCCGTCCGCTTGCTCAATGACATGGGCACGCCTCACATGCCCCTGATGGGGTTCAGCGGGGCCGTGAACGGCGACCAGTATCAGGGTCTGCACATCATCCCGCTGGTGGGCAGTATCACCGACCCCGCGTCGGCTCGTGTCATCGGGGCCATTGTTGGTCTCGGAACCATGCAGCCTCGGATGGCGACCGTCCAGAACACTCCCGAAGGGGAGTCCCTGACCCTTCGTGTCAGCAGGGCCGACGGCGAAGCGATCCGAGATCGCGACGCCGACCGGATGAACAAGTCGCTCGGCGTATTCCACAAGGGTCATGGAGATGTGATCCAGTCGGTTGGTCCCGACGCCAAGTTCATCGAAGTCACAATCACACCAAGGGAAGGCGGTAGCGTTGACAATGACGTTGTCGCCGCCAAGTACGAACAGGTGTCAAAGGAGATAGCGAATGCGACAGGAGTCGAAGTACGGGCAGAAGCCTTCAGAAGCGAAGTCGAAATCACCGAAGCGTCCCAGTACGCCGGGGTCATCTCAGAGTCTGGTCTTTCTGCCGGACAACCATCCGACCTACTTGGAAGGGTTCTCAGCGAGGTCTCTACCCCGGTCCTCTCGGTCCTCGAATCAAACGGATTCGGGTTCAACCGAGACCGGTTCATCGAAGGGACAGGAATCGAGCGAGGCGTAGTCGAAGCCTCGATTCCGATGGTTGAGTTCTCGACCCCGGCCGACATGGTCGGGATCATGCCGCTGGCGGATCAAGACGCCCTGCGTACTGACCCCGATGTCACCACGGTTTCGCCTCAGGCCAACTCCATGGGCGAAATGGCGGCGGCCGAACTTCGGTGGTGGTCGAGTCTGGAGCAAGACGACCGGCAGATGCTCGGTGCTTGGGTCGCAAGTGCGGGATTCCAAGGCGACGGTCGGACATACAGCGGTATCTCTGACAAACTTCGCCAACAGATATACGGATCCAAGGGAACCTTCAAGAAGACCTTCTGGACCGCCTCTCGGATTATTGGCGGCATCAACAATGGCACCATGTCTGCGGACAAGTCAGTCATCAATAATATGCTCGGGAGTCAACTTGACACAAGGCTGGACACGGGGCGAGCCCGGGAAATAAACGAGGCGGTTGGCCGGGGTATCTCGGCCGGGCTTGCGTCGGTCTACAGCCGAAAAAACCAAGATGACTACGGGTTCATGTTCCCCGAACTGCTGTTCGATGTTGATGGCAACTGGCTTGACAACCCTATTCTTTACGGGACTGCGGCGGCTAACGATCTCCAGCCCATGTTGAAAAATGGTGTCACTGACTCGCTCGGGGTCTATATCGCTGTGGCCCCCGAAATGCATGAAGAGGTCATCAACGACTATGCGCCCCGCTTGGTGTTCACCAAGGGTGAAGATGTGTTCGTCCGAATCGCACATGTTGCGTCCCAGTACAGCACGTTTGATCTACTGCCGTCGGGCGAGTCTGCCCAGAACATCACGACCGCAAACATCGTGGAATCAATGGGTCAGACAGAGGTCATTCCGCACACCTTGCGATCTGCAATGGCGAGGGAGATCACCCGGGAGGTCACACCCCTGCTGGACCAGTTCCACGAGAGCATGAAGAAACTCACTCCGCTTTACAACCGTCTTGTCAGGGCTCTTGCCAAGGCTCCCAAGTTGGAAGGCAAGGTGTACCGCGGGCACTTTGTTCGGCGGGGAGATTTCTTGAGCCGGTTCAAAGAGGGTGACGTTTTCCGGATTGACACCCCGGCGTCCATGTCAATCAGTCCCAAGAGTGCCCGTGGATTCATGGGTGACAACCAAGACCCGGGCATCCTTGACGCAAGGAAGATGGCAAAACTCGCCGTCGCTGGAACGCCGGTTGCCCAGTGGCCCGATTACATTCGGGGCATATCCAGCAAAGATGTGTCTGATATCTATGGTGCCTCTCTCGACGACATGGCGATCCTCTTTGAAATCGAAAGCAAGACCGGGCGGCTTGCTCACACTCCGGGAATGACAGGAGAGCGAGGAGACTCCGAGTTGGTTAGTGGCGTCCAGAGGCGTGCCCGTGGGTATCAAATGATCGAAGAAGGTGACGTTGAATCCAGAGCAGACAGAACTATGGGCGATCTGCTGAGGCAAGCAGACGAGGCAGCGGACTTCCGTGGGCAGATGGCAAACGTCGCTGAGGTCCTTCAAGAGCAGGGCCACCTGACTGCCGAAGAAGCAACAGAGATTGGAAGCATCGAGCAATACACCGAATCTCCGAGTGGTATCAGCGTTGGCGAGTTCGAGATCGCAGCCATGCCGGGGACGGCCTACCAGATCATGCGAGTCGATCCCGTGAGCAACCTGATCACGCTCAGGGAGTTGGATCCTGATCCGGACCGCGACAGCAGTCTCCCTGTGTTCGCTGAGTTCTCGACTCCGCCCCCGACCACGCCCGCCCCGACTGAGCCTGACATTTCAACCGAGACCGCCAACTCGATCATGTGGCATCGCGACAAGGGCAGGAGGAAGCGTGCCGCGATGTACTTCCGACGATCGGTTCAGGACCGGTTCGTTGATCTGGACTACCTCCAGCGTGACATCGCCGAGGCATACGGAATGCCCCTCGACATCTCGGAAGATCCGATCGCCAAGATCAGATCGATGCCGGGAGAGGTGGCCCATCGGGCCGAGCGATTCTCGAAGCGAATTGTCGAACCCCTTGCCATGGCGATTGCCAGAACGGGCCTGACTCAGGCCGAGATGGGTGAGTATTGCTGTGCCATCCACGCACTCGATGTCAATCGAGAACTCGGGGCCGCAACCCCGGCCGTCGCTGGCGGTGCCATCGACTCCGGGCTTTCGGACGATGAGGCCAAGGCGATCATCTCGCGGATGGAGAACAGGACTGACATCGACATCAACGAAGTCAACTCCCTCCAGCAGCGGGTCGTCGGCATCGGCAGACAGAACCTTCGCAAGGCGAAGAACGCCGGGCTGATCTCGCAGAAGCAGTTCGATGACATGAACGAGGTGTACCCGAACTACGTTCCGTTCTGGAATGCGTTCGACCGCAACATCGACTCGTCCACCCACGGTGCCGAGCAGTTCACGGTGCCCACCGAAATCTTCAAGGCGAGAACCGGGCGAACCGCGAACTCTCTGAAGGGGAACGATGCGTTCTTCCAAGACCGTCTGGCGGCTCTCGCCGACCAGAGATACCGAATCATTCGCAAGGGTCTGAACAACGAAGTCCTGAAGCGGATGCTGAAACTTGCCACCAAGACCGGCGGCAACCTGCTCAAGGTCTACAAGCCCGGCATCACCACTGTCGTTGACAAGGACGGCAGCCACCGTGCGGTGCCCGACTCCTCTTGGATGCGTGACCCAACGGTGTTCCGTGTCATGATCGACGGGAACCCGGTGCTGCTTCAGGTGACTAATCCGGAACTGGCTTCGGCAATGCGGAAGTCGTCGATCGATCCCGGCCGTGCGATGAGGATCATCATGCGTCCGTTCCAGATGTACTCAAGTGTGTTCCGTTACTTCACGACCCAGTTCGGCAACCCGGACTTCACGTTCACGAACCCGGCCCGTGACATCCAGACCGGCGCGGCTTCGATTGCTGGCGAAAACACGAGGCTGTCGGCCTACAAGGACGGCAAGGCTAAGCAACTCGGAGTCGTCGATCGGCTCCGGATCATCGTCAGGTCCGGGATCCAGTTGCCAAACTCTTGGGGCGCAGTTCTGGGGATCGGGACCGAAGCAGCCCGCAAGGACTACGCCAAGTACCGAGCCCTCGGTGGGCGTCAGGGAATCTTCAAGGGTCAGGATCCGCTGGAAGCACGCCGCATGCTCCGCGAGGCTGCGATGTCAGCCACCCCCGTGACAGGAGTGGAGAGCGGTTACTACAAGGGCAAGCGTGTTGTTCGCGGAACCGTCGGCACGATCGCCAAGGTCTGGGAAGCCGTCAACATGATGTTCGATGACGGCATCAGGTTCGCGGCCTACCGGCAGTTGGTCCGAGAGGGGGTCCACCCGGAGAAGGCGGTCGAGACGGCGAGAGACCTGACCGTGGACTTCTCTCGGATGGGCAACGCTGGGCCTGTCGTCAACACCCTGTACGTCTACAGCAACGCAACCATTCAGGGCTCGACCAAGACCATGCGTCTGCTCAAGTCGAAGACCGGCAAGACGATCATCGGTGCCTACCTCATGGCAGGCGTCATGAGTGAACTCTGGAACGATGACGAGGAAGACCGGGATGAGAACCTCCGAGACGACTGGGACCAGATCCCCGACTACCAGCGTGACGCTGACATGCACATCCGACTTCCGGAAGGCTTCGGCTCCGACGGAGAAGCGGCTGGCTACCTGAAGATCCCGGTTGCCTACGGTCTCGCAGTTCCATTCGTGGCAGGGCGAAGGCTGGTGAGGATGATCAAGGGCAAGGACACGATCGGCGAAGGCAGCATGGCAATGCTCAACGCTGCGATCAGCCAGTTCGTGCCCGGCGGCTTCGGCCAGCCCCTGTCAGCAGAAGATCCTCAGGGTGCCGTGATCAGTACGGTCAAGGCATTGTCGCCAGACATCTTCGACCCGGCCCTCGGGCTGATGACAAACACCGACTGGCTCGGCCACTCGATCTACAACGAGCCCTTCCCGACTGACCAACTCAAGAACCGCTCGGCCATGGGCCGTGACACGACCGCCGAGTATTGGAAGGACGCGGCGGGGATGGTCAACCTGATGACCGGAGGAGACGAGGTTCTGCCCGGGGCCGTGTCAGTTCAGCCCGAGGTCATCCCGTTCCTGCTGAACGCCGTGTTCGGTGGCACGGCCAAGTCCGGGGGCAGGTTCATGGACATGCTTGAGCAGGGCATGCACGACGACTGGATCCGGAAGCACTACCCGGACGAGGCTGACACGCTGATCATGGATCGTGGCTACGACAAGATCCCCGTCATCCGGAGGTTCTTCAGCACGACCAACCAGCCGTACGATGACCGCACAGCCTACTACGAGTACAAGAAGATCGGTGACAAGGCCGACCAAGCGATCCGGCAGTACGATGAGCGGGGCGAGTATGACAAGGCCCAAACAATGGAAGACGCATCCGCCCCCGCCCTCGCAATCAGGGACATGACAAAGCAGGTCACCGAGTTGCGGAAGGAAATGCGTGACACGAAGGCGGCGATGCAGGCCGAAGGTATTGACGAGATGGAGATCAAGGTTGAGATGCGTCGCTTTGCCGCTGACATCAGGCAGATGCAATCCGAGATCGCGGTCGCTTACCGAGAGGAGGAGCGGTATGCCGAGACCGAAGCGGGCTCCAACTAAGGAGATCAAGTGCAGTTCCGATCTCGTTGACTGGATGAACGACATCGGCATGGTGCATGGGCTGCCCGTCAGGGACGTGGTCGATGCGATCATCGGCGACTTCTACATGCAGGCGAAGGAAGACCAGTGGCTGCGAGACCGGATCATGCAGCAACACGTTGAAATCACCGACGCGAGGCCAGCGTTCTGTTATCTGGATGAGAGAGGGCTGGCCCGTGTCAAGGCGAACCGTGATCGTCGGCTGAAGCAGGCCGGGATCGAAACCAAGAAAGGCCAGTCGCTTCCGGACTGGCTCAAGTAGGAGCGTGACATGCCCAACGTGAATGGCAAGAAGTACCCGTACACCAAGGCCGGAATGGCCGCCGCGAAGAAGGCCGCCGAGGAGAAGAAGGCGGCCAAGAAGCCGATGATGAAGAGGCGAGGTAAGCGATGAAGAAGCGAGGACTGTACGCGAACATCAACGCGAAGAAGAAGGCTGGGAAGAAGATGCGGAAGAAGGGTGACAAGGGTGCCCCGACTGACAAGGCGTTCCGCGACTCGAAGAAGACTGCGAGGAAGAAGTGACTCCGGCCAGCGAAATGATCTGCCCTCGCTGTGACAAGCCTTGGAAAGACTGCCGGTGCCTGTCTTGCTGAAAGGAATCTAATGGCAAAGAAGAAAGGTGCGATGAAGGGCTGCGGTGTCAAGAACGGATGCAAGTCCAAGAAGGGCGGGCTCACCGCGGCGGGCCGCAAGAAGATCAACAAGAAGACCGGGTCGAATCTGAAGGCCCCTGTCACGAAGAGCAACCCGACTGGCAAGGACGCAGCGAGGAAGAAGTCCTTCTGTGCTCGGTCGCGTGGCTGGACCGGCGAGCGTGGCAAGGCCGCACGCAAACGCTGGAAGTGCTGAGTCCAAAAACGAAAGAGCCCCCCACCCCTGAGTCAGGAGTGGGGGGCAGGAGTTCCGGGGCGGAACAGGAGACCAAGTTCCGTACCCCGTAAGCCTCACGCCTCTCCTCCTCTCGCCAAGATTCTGCCCCCCGTTTGTCAAAGGAGGCAGGGGTACTGGAAGCGAGGGGAGTTGATTGAGCGACGCACTCGATGTGGTTACAGGCTTTGATATGAATCAGTGACAGGCAGGAAGCGGCGAGACTTACTTTATTACTCGCACTGGGCACTACCTTGGGTAGTCTAGTGACCCAGACCGGATTCACCCCTGCGTCGGGGCACCCCTCATCGATTGACTCTGGGGTGGGCTGCTGGCCTTCGTCCGTGCGTTCCCCTCCTCAAGGCGAGGGGATTCCGCCACGCTTCCGTGATCACACCCACGGCCGTGAGCATGACGCCTGTTCAGTTTTACTTCACGGTGAACACTACGCTGCCCTTCCGGCCCGGGATGGTGACGGTGATCACCGTTCCCTCCGGGGTGAGTTGCAGGTATCTCGTCAGGAGGCTGCCGTCGTCACGCCCGTACGCATGGGGCTCGGGCAGTCTGGCCCCCTCCTTCTCGACCCGTGCCGCCTCCTTCCTGATCTTTTCGATCCGAGCACGGCCCGTCTTTTCTTCGATGGCCTCCTGAATCCTGCCCATCGCCACCATGTTGAGCATGGTGAAGTCCTTCTTGACAGGGTGGCCGTTGGCCTCGTTTTTCCTGACACGTTGCTCGACCCGGACGATCCGGTCGTACTCCTCGCCGGTCATGTCAACCACGTCGTTCCGAGTCAGGCCCGCTTCGAGCCTCGCCTTCATGAGGCTGCCGCAGTTCTTGTGATCGTTGTAGGTCCGCTTGTTCCGCTTGGTCTTCATGGAAAGTTCTCCTTCAGAAGGGTGATGAGTTCAACTCTCGCTGGTCGAGGTGGATCCGCACGGATCCCCAGACCTCGGACAGCATGCCGTATGGCAGAGTGTGACAGGCTTTCGCCTTGTAGTTCTCGTAGTCGATCGACATGACTTGGAGAAGGATCAGTTGGGCGACCCGTTCTCGGCCGGTGATGACACGGAAGGGGTAGTCGTTGTTGGGAGTCTCGATGATCTCGCTCTCCGAGAAGCCCACCTCGGTGAGGTGCTCGGCCTGTCGAGATCGAACCATCAACTGGCTGCGATCGCGTTTTGCCACGCCGTCGTCGGCGTATCCGTTCGTCGGGTCGTACTCCACGATCGAGAGCACGCCGGTCTTGGTGAATATCCACATGTCAAAGGTCTCCGGTGGGCACGCCGTCTCTGCCGTGCCGCTTGAGGATCTCGTCGAGTCGGTCGATGGCCTCGGTCGCGAGGCGGTGGACCTCGCGGACCTGCCGCTCCCGCCCGTCGGCGTACCACTGGTTGTGCCAGTTGCGTGCCGTCTTGGGGTTGCCGCATCCGAGGAACACGCCTCGGATCTCGTCGATCCGCTCGTAGATTGCGTCGATCTCTTTGTCGCTGATGCTGTTCATGATTGGTCTCCGGTGGGGGTGGTGTTTACGGCGACGGGGATGGCCGTGCCGACGAAATCATCTGGGCTGAACCCGACGAGCCAGTCGGCGAGGTCGGTGGGGTTGACAAGGCGAAGGGTGTTCGTGGAGTAGGACTCCGTGAAGACCCAGATGCCCTTCAGGGCCTGCGGCATGACCAGTCCGTACTCGCCGTTCTCGATGAAGATGATCTGAATCCAGTCGTCTCCATCGACGTTCGCGATGCGACCCGGGAAGTCGGGGTGCAGCACGCCGTCCGTGTTACCGGCGAGTGAGAGGAGCACCTTCTCGGCGTCCTTGAATTCTGTGAACCCGGCTGTCTTCAGTCTGGTCAGGGCTTGGTCGTTCATGATTGGTCTCCGGTAAGGGCGAATGAGTAAGATACCACACGTCAGGCGTGCGTCAAGAGGAAAGGTCAAGAATCCTCAAGTTTTTCACGATCGCACTCGAAGGAGCACGCTGCGTACCCGGCGATGTCGAGCAGGTTGTCCTTCTGCGGGACGGCCTGATGCCGGGCGACCTTGTCGAGCACCATGATCTGTGCCCACTCGCCCGTGGTCAGCGGACGGGTGAGGACGTGAGCGAAGGCCGCGTTGACCATGCCCACCGTGCGGGCGAAGTGAACCTCGGGCGGCCCGTACTTGGCACCACGCTGGTCGGTCGCGTGGATCGCGTCGGCCAGCAGTCTGGCCCGGGGGGTGATGGCTTCATCCTTCATGACTTTCCTCCTTCGGGAAGATGACGAACAGGGGAGCGACGAGCACGCCGAGGCAGAACATCGCGAGAATCAATCCGATCCGTGTCAGGAGTTTCATGCTGCCACCTCCCACCAGTCGGGTGATCCGTGGCGGCATCGATCCCACGATGCGAACCGTGCCTTGTCTGCAAGGTAGAACCTGCGGTACGCCTTGACAGGGTCGATGTCACGATACTCGTCTGGCATGGCTTGGGCGAACGGCGTGAGGCCAAAGCCCTTGACCATGTCAGCCCGGTCTGCCATCTGACGGATCGGGATATCGCACGCATGCTGCTTGCCGAACCGCTCGAAGTATTCCTGACACAGGGCCTCGGCGTGCATCGCCAGCCAGTTGTAATTGTCATAGGTCTGGCCCGACCAGACCGTGCACGGGTGGTGGTGATACCCGCCGCGGTACGGGCGGCCCGCCTGTGTCAGCGGCATGTGCATGTCGGCGGCACCGTTGGCACGCAGGGCTGACGCCATCATCTGGGCCGACTCGACGCACATCTTGGGG